ATTAACATGCAATCAGGTTCAGCAGCTGATGCAACACCAACTGGATTAGCTGGTGGACAAGCGTCTCCTTCATCTGCTGCTGCGAATATTGCATCCAATACTGCTGCAAATACAGCATCAGCTGGTGGAACTGGCATCACTGGTGCAATAGATACTGCGCTCACGACAACATCGAAGATAACATCAGTTGTTGGCGCCGCAACCAATACAGTGGCTGGAGCATTGTCAAATGTAACTTCTGCAATTAGTGGAAGTGCATTGGGTAAGGCTGTTGGTGGATTAACCTCCTCGGTATCAGGGATTGTTGGAGATTTAGGTAGGACTTTAGATTCTACAATAGGTGCTCTCCAGTCAGTAACTTTACCGCTCGGAGAAATTACAGCTCGAGTAACTCAAACAGAAAATTTGGTCAATGGACTTCGTGGAGATATTTTGAGTTTAACTGGAACAGAAAGAAATACTACTCTCGGTAAGATCGATACAGTGTCAACTCTAGCGTCAAGTAAAAATATCGATTTCAATATTGATCAAGACATTACAACTGCAATTAATGTTGTTAAGAACGTTGGGGTTGCTGCATTCGAAACAGTTACTGGAAAGAGACTATATCCAAAAACAGAATCTGTTCAAGTCCCAAGTTCAAACACAGGTTAAATTATGGCGATCGTAGTTACATTGCCTTGTCCTGCAACTTTGCTGCCGACAAAAGCAGACCTTGCAAATATCTTTATGCAACTTGCAAGTTTACCTGCTCAATTTGAGGCAGAAGTTGAAAAAGTAAAACGATCTGCTGAGTCTCAGATAGATGCTGCTGTGAGACAAGCCATTCTAGAAAAGACTGCGCCATTGTATGCAGCTGCGGATAAGGTTCGAACGATATTAAATCAGATAGATTCTTTACTCGGAAACTTCCCGATATCTCTAACAGACCCGATTTATGCATATCTGAGTGTTCCAGCATGGGAATGGGAGAGAAGAATTACGGCAATTGTGCAAGAATATCATCTTTATGTACAAGCGAAATTTATGGAACTTATCGCGAAGGTTCTTCCATTAAGTTTTTCTATCCCAATTTTAGGTTTAAGTATCGATGTTGTCCAGTTATTCTCTAATGCTGCGTATAGAGCAGCTTTAAAGGCTCAAATTTTAGAAAGATTAGATTTCTTTTATAATCTAGTTCCTGAAATTTATAGAACTTTTAATGGCTTGTATGGAGTATTCTCCGCAGCAATCCAAGCAGAAATTATTTGGTCGTATATCATGAGCCAACTTAAAAAGGGAGCTCTGCAGATAATTTACAATGCACTCGGTGGACTAATCAGTAAATTCAGCACAATATGGAATGCATTAGGTCTTCCAGCTCTACCTGCTCTCTTAAGTTTAGACGTTGCTGCATTGATTCAGACAATCCTTGCAAGTATTATAGAGCGAATAAAAAACGCTCCATATGAACTGAAAGAGAAACTCTTAAAAGAGGCAGTCGAACTTATCGAATCTCTCTCTATATTCGGGTTTAATGTTGTGACCTTGATTGGTGGAGAGATAGATCGGTATGTCACGAGTTACGAGCAGAAACTGAACGCATACATAGAGGCTTTACGAGACTTTGCAGAAGATTGGCCACAGTACCTAATAAAACTATGGATGCAGAAGGTGACGGCATTCTTTAATGCAATAGGTTTGGGTGCTCTTTTGCAGTGGATAAACTTCAATTTTTGTACATTCTTAACATTGATTGGAGTTCCAACTTCCATCTCGATTGACGTAGATGTTGCAGTTGATATAACCCAAGGATCGTTTTCAGCTTCTATAGAACCTGTCACGACATAACATATAAATAATAAATTACAAGAATCCCTTTCAGAGCAAGATGCCATTAAATTCCCGAACTTTTATTGATTTTGATGTGGATTTTCTTCCAAATCCCATCACAAAAGATATTCTAAAGAAAACGAATGAGAGTTCTATTGCTCAATCGATCGGTAATCTTTTGCAAACCTCTCACTATGAGAGATTGTTTAATGCTAACATCGGATGCAACCTGAAAAGACATTTATTCGAGCCAATAGATAACATTTCTACGAATAATATCAAAGAAGAAATCGTACAAACGATAACGAATTATGAGCCTAGAGTTAAATTATTAGATGTTAGCGTTGTTCCAGATTATGATTCGAATGGATATACGGTTAGTATTAAATTCTTCGTAAATAACGACCCACAGCCTATCACGATCACATTTTTCTTAGAACGAGTAAGATAAGATGGCAAATATTGACGCAAAACTTCAAGTCGCTGAATTAGATTTCGATACTATCAAACAAAATCTAAGACAATTTTTACAAGCGCAGTCAGAATTCAGCGATTATAATTTCGAAGGTTCTGGTCTTTCTGTTCTACTAGATGTATTAGCATATAATACTCATTATATGGGATACTATTTAAATATGGTATCGAATGAAATGTTTATCGATACTGCACTTACTCGCGGTGCAGTGGTATCGCACGCAAAACTTCTTGGTTACACACCACGTTCTCGCGTCTCCTCAAAAGCGGCGATCGATCTAACTATCACACCAGTTGCCAACGACTCAAATAGTTCTATTGTAATTCCTCGTTTTACAAGATTTGTTTCTGAAACGAAGGACGGAGTTAATTATATTTTTGTAACTCCTTCTGCTCGTATCGTTTCTAAAAATACAACAACTGGTTTGTTTAATGTAGAAAATCTCGAGATTAAAGAAGGTCAGCCAGTTACATTCACATACACTTATACATCCGATACAAACCCTAAACAAGTATTTGAACTTCAAGATGTTGGAATTGACACTTCAACTTTAGTGGTTGCAGTTCAGAAGTCAGCTCAAAACGCAAACTTAGAAACTTACATTTTAGCCCAAGATGCAACTGATGTTGATGAGAACGCACTCGTATATTATCTTGAAGAAAATAAAAATGGAAGATATCAAATTTATTTCGGCGATGATGTAATTGGTAAAAAACTTTCTGATGGAAATATCGTTATCGTTTCTTATGTTGTGACAACTGGTACTAATGCGAATGGATTAAAATCTTTCAAATTACTCGATAATGTATTAAATGGTTCAACAATTGCAGTTACTCTTCGAAGCGAATCTACTTCTGGTGCACCAGAAGAAACTATCGATCAAATTAAGTTTACTGCACCAAAGTCTTACATTGCACAAAATCGCGCTGTGACAAAGAACGATTATATCGCGCTTATTAGTCGCGATTATCCATACTTCCAAGCAGTGAATGTGTGGGGTGGAGAAGATAATGTTCCTCCTGTGTATGGTAAGGTATTCTTTACGGCTAAACCACTTGGCAGTTATGAAATTACTGTAACAGAAATTGAGTATGTGAAGAATAATATTATTCGTCCATTCTCGGTTCTTACAGTCACTCCAGAATACGTTGCTGCCGACTATAACTATCTAAACCTCGCCGTTGATGTTAACTTTGATCCAACAAAGACCAATAAAACTGCAGAAGAAGTTAAGACAACGATTACAACAGCAATTCGCAATTTTGCAAATACAAATTTAGATACATTTAATAACTCATTTAAAGTGTCTCAATTGTCTAGAGCAATTGATGATTCTGAGAACTCAATTATGAGTAATGATATTAAAGTGTTTATTGAGAAAAGATTTGCTCCAGATACAACTCGCTCACAAAGTTATGAGATTAACTTCGGAACAGAACTCCAACAAGGTACAACTTTACAACGCATAACAACAACTCCATCATTTACCTATTTGGACAGTTCGAACGTTGATCGTGAGTGTTTTATTGAAGAAGTCTTGCAGTCTTATACAGGTATTGAAGAAATTGAAGTGACTGCAGCAGGTAGTGGTTATACATCTACACCATCAGTTTATATTGATGGTGATGGAACAGGTGCCGCAGCTCAAGCACTAATTGTAAACGGAACCCTTCGTAAAGTTACTATCACAAACCCAGGAAGTGGATATACTTCTGCTATCGCTCGAATTGAGGGTGGTGGTGGCGTTAATGCGACAGTAAGACCAATTCTTCAGGGTCGTGTGGGTCAGTTAAAGATCTTCACCATTATTAATTCAATTAAGAAAACAGTTGTTGAGAATATCGGAACTGTTGACTATAAAACTGGAACTATAACGCTAAACAATTTCTTCCCAACTGCGATTTCAGATCCATTTGGAACAATTGTAATAAAAGCCATACCTGTTAAGAAAATATTCTCTTCCGAAAGAAATAGAATTATTACACTTGATCAGTCAGATCCAGCAGCACTTTCAGTAACTGTAAACGCTATTGTCGAGTCATAATATGGCAGCAGCTGAAAAAACTATATCAGCACTTGTTCAGACGCAGTTACCAGACTTCGTCAATGCAAACCATCCACAATTCAAAAGATTTATTGAATTGTACTATCAATGGTTGGAGCAAAATGCTCCAGCTGGAATATCTAACACTGCAGGCAATACAATCTATCATGCTATGCAGATTGGTGATTATCGTGACATTGACGAAACCCCAGACGAGTTTGTTCGTTACTTTAAAGATGAGTTGTTACCATATTTCCCAGAGAACCCATCACTCGATATTAAAAAGATTCTCAAAAGTGCAAGAGAATATTACAGCAAGAAAGGTAGTGAAGAATCGCTCAAGTGGCTCTTTAAGGCACTTTACGATACTGATCTAGAAATCAACTATCCAAAAGAGCAAATTCTTATTGCTTCTGATGGTAAGTGGAAGAAGCCAAGAGCATTTCGAATTACTGTCGGTGAATCAAACAAGAACGTTGATGTTAATCTTCTAGAAAAGAAACTCGTTGTCGGTTCGGTTTCAGGCGCGACTTGTATTATTGAGTCGGCAAATCGTACAATCGATGAAACAAACGGTAGAGAAATTATTGAGATTTATATCTCAAACATCACAAAATACTTTAATAACGGCGAAGATATTATCGTAAATTATGTCGATGTAAATGGTATCGATCGCGTTTTCCGCGAACGTATCATCGGAACATTGTCGAATGTTAGAGTTGATTCGAATATTCGCACAGATCCACGTCAGCGTCGTCGTGGTTTGCTTTATAACGTAGGCGATCCTGTCGTTATTACTGGAGGTCTTGGTACTTCTGCTGAAGCAAACGATGCAGCAGCACTCGTTGGTAACGTGACACGTGGATCTATTGAAGCCGTCACTCCAATCTTTTTTGGTTACGGATATAGAGAACATTATAACACTCAAGTCGTTGTATTAAGAACGTTAGGTGTTGATGATGATGAGGCAAATTCATCCACTGATTTGCGTGTCATTGGTTTAAACACATCTGCTTGTACATCAAACAGTCAAAGAAATTTTGTTGAAACAATTAATTATGATTTAACATCAATCGAGTTCCTTGGAGATACACTCATTGGATCAGCAAATTTTGCTCCAATGACTCCAAATAACGTTAATCTTGTTCTCAATGTTACTGAAGAAGATTACACTGATTATTTCGAAAATTTCGAAACTGTTTGGGCGAACGGTAACAATCAGTTCGATGCATTATTCGTCGGTAAGGTTGCAACACCAAATGGCAACACACGAATTAGCGGCACGGTAAATGTTTATAGCACCAATGGAACAGTTTGGGGAGCAGGAACTCAGTTCTCGTATGAGTTAAAGACTGGTCAAACTCTAAGAGTTGATGGTGAAGATCAAACGATTTCTTCTATTACGAATAACGAACATCTTGTTGTATCCTCTGCTTATTCTTCTACATTAACCAATCAAAATGCTTACAGAATCGGTGTATTTGCAGACTCAGTTGGTCCTGATGCGACTGGTGGACTTCTCATCTATGATGCACAGTATTCTGGCACTTTAGCAGACATTTTCTTGGGTTCTGGATCGCAGCTCATTGCAGCAAATAGTGGAAAGACATGGAACTATAATTCCATAACTAGTTCTTCTCTTGATGCAAACGCAGATGCAATGATTATCCAGTGTCTAGATTTCACATCAGTGAACACTGGTGGAATCGCTGCAATTTCAGTGATTGATGGTGGCTACGGATTCCGCGCCGAACCATCATTAGACATTACATCACATTATGATACAAATTGGTCAGAAGATTATGATTATAATAATTCAACTGAAAGACAAGACAAATTAGATACTTGGCAAACGTTTAAAGATCTTGGATTAGTTGCTCACGTTTATATCGATAGTCCAGGAACAGCATATTCAGCTGGTGATGGATTAGTTTTTGTCGGTAGAGGATATGGGGCAAACGGATATGTGCAGTCTGTAAATGCTACTGGCGCCATTCAGTCTATTATTCTCGACAATCGCGGCGAAGGATATCTTGCAAGACCAGAAGTTTATGTGGAAAGAGCAACAAAAACATATCAAACTTTGACAGGTACTGCAACTGTTAATAATGAAAGCAGAATAGTTGTTGGTTCTGGTACTTCTTTCTTAACTGCTGTGTCTCCAAGAAGCATAATTAAAATCAACGATGAGATTCGTCGCGTTACGACGATCACGAATTCAACTCACTTACTAGTAAATACTGCATTTACTGCAAATGCAACATCACAAACAATTTATGAGCAAGATGGAGAAGAAGCCACACTCACTGGATATTTGTTTGGCGATGGATTTGTTGAGACAATAGACACCTCTGCTATTGGTCGTGTTCAAGATATTCGACTACTCTATCGTGGTTATGATTATGTCAGCACACCAACGGTTTCTCTCAAGGTTGTGGATACAGTCGTCAGCCCAATTCCAGATTCTGAGACTCTATACGAACAAGAATACATCTACCAGGGAACTTCACTTCAAACATCTACGTTTAGAGCAAATGTGAAGTCATATAATCGTACATCAAACCTTCTTCGTTTGTATAATTACTCTGGAACAATTGACACCACGCAGTTATTGAAGACTGCAAACAATGTTCTTATCAGCGTTGATACTGGTGAAAGAGTTCCAGTTCCTGCTCGCGGAATATTAGTTGGAACTGGACCGTCAACGTTCTATCCACAATCAGTCGCTGATCTTCCAAATCCAATGTATTACGGTAATGGTCGCGCGCGAGCCAATGCTCAATTTGCTAATGGTCTAATTGAATTCAATGGGTTCTTCTTAAACACAGATGGATTCCCAAGTGCTGATAAGGTTTTGCAAGACGATACGATTTATCACAACTTCTCATACATCATCCAAGCTGAAAAAGATCTAATCGAATATGAAACTACACTAAAGAACATTTCACATCCAGCTGGTCTCATACTTTCTGCAAAGAGAATTGTTTTAAGTGGCGATAATATGGGCGTTGACACTAAATCGAACGCTGACGTATTCTTGTCAAAATACGATAGTTCTAGAGTCGGTGTACTAAATTCTCGTTCAAATGTAATCACTGGATACGGAACCGATTTCACGAATAGTATTGGTGGCGGTTTAGCCAACACCAAAGTCAACGTTGGTGACTTGTTTATTCTAAGTTATAGTGGTGCGTTCTCTGAAAATTCTATTGCAAATGATAGTTCACTTAGAACTCAAACGAAACTTATTACCGCAGTCAATTCAAACACTGAACTTGAACTTGAGAGTAATTTTATTATTACTGGTCAAGGTCGTATGAACAGTAACGTAGCATATGCATCGATTACAGGAACTGTTGCAACAAATCCTGCAGTAACTGGAACAGTAACAATTAATCCTGCTCTCACAGGAAATGTTAACGTAAATCCATACTTGACAGGAACGGTAAATGTTCTAACGTCGAATGTGGTTGTGGGTAATAATACCATATTCACAACTGAACTTGTTGCAAACGACATTATCACGATTAATAATCAAACAAAACGTGTGACGTCGATTACTAACAATCAACATCTTTTTGTTAATTCAGTATTCTCACAGTCAGGTACAGATAATACAGCAGTTCTTTCCTCTGCTGTTATCAGTGGTAACGGTACATACTTTATCGGAAACTTAACTATTGGTGATCTTGTTACTGTAAATAACGAAATTAGATCTGTTGTTCTCGTCGATAGCAATACTTCAGTAGAAGTTAATGCAGCATTCAAATATCATGCAGAAACAACACCAATCTATACTCAATCAAACGTTGTAATTGGATCAGGTACAAATTTTGATCCACAAATTAACGTTGGTGATATTATCACAATCAATAATGAAATTCGTCGAGTAACAGTTCGTGCAAATGATACCTATCTCGAAACGAATACCAAGTTCACAAATGCTGGAAATACATTACCGCTTTATAAAGCAAATTCAATCATTCTAGGTTCGGGAACTACATTTACAACACAACTTGCCGCGAATGATGTAATTAAAGTCAATAACGAAATTAGAGAAGTTATTGCAATCACTGATAACACGCATCTCACAGTCAATACTCCATTCACATATCGCGAAAGCGGAAATGCAGTGGTGAAACTATCCAATACTGTGTTTACGATTACAGGAAATGTTAATACTCTTGCACAAATGATTGTTGCTGGAGATAATGTGACCTTTAATATCGCAACTTCGAATGTGTATAAAGCACAAACTGGTAGCGTTCAAGTCTTTACTCAGAACGGTAAGATTGTTGGAACATCAACCAATTTCAGTACTGATTTGCTCGTGGGCGACTTGATTAAGGTGAATAACGAAATTAAACAAATTGTGAACATCTCTAGCGCGACTGTTATGAATGTAAACTCTTCATTCTTGAACGAAGCGACTGGAAATATTTTCTATAAGAGAGCAACTACACAAAACGCAAATGTTGTTTCAGTAGGATCAAAGACTATCACAACAAATGTCGCACTTCAAGCGAATACTTCGGGTCTTGTGTATTTGATTGTGCCAAACTATAATAAACCAGTCACTATCGCTGGAACTGTTAATGCCAGCGGAATTTATGTAACAGGAAACACCACAACACCAAATGTTACCTATTTTGTGGGTAACGTTGCGATTGGAATGAATATTACTGTCAATAATGAAATTCGACAGGTTGTTGCAATTGATAACAACGCTAACCTAACTGTAAACCTAGCATTCACGAATGCAGCAGAAGATAAATACCTCTATGCAGTTGAATCATATGACTATAGAGTTCTAACTCTCACCAAAGATCTCGGATAAAAAATGAAAGCATCTATATCTCCATTTTTCGGTAAATTTATTGCTGAGGACGTGAAAGATCACTTTTCAGTAGACTCAAATGCATATATCGGAATCGGTCGTTCTTTAGACTTTGGTTCTTCAGTCACGGATGTCGATGAAGTTGTATTTTCAACGATTGACGAGAACTCAATTTACAGAAACTTAATCGGATTAAAAAAGATCCAGCCAAGCGATATGCAGCTCGTCGCTGCTCGCGTAGACTGGGCTTCTGGTATTTCATATGATCAATATGAAGACCATATCAATATCTTCACATACACTGATGTTAATGCTATTGGAACTGCAAACGCTAACGCTAATACAACTCTCGCAGGAACGGCTAACATCTCATCTTCGAATATTGTTATTGGAAACGGAACATCGTTTACGAACTACATTTTCCCTGGAGATCAAATCGCTGTAAACTTGGCAGTCAAAACGGTTGTTTCGGTAACAAACAATACACATTTGATTGTCAATAGTGCATATGCAAATACTAATACAGGTGGATCTGTTGTATTGGTTCGAAATAACAAGACTGTTGTTGCCAATTCCGCTGACTTTAGTGCGCGCACTGTAGGCGATATCATCAGAATTAATACAGACGACAGAGAAATTGTAGCCATTCGAAGCAGCAAGGTTATTTCTCTCAACTCTGGACTTACTTACTCTAATTCAAATATTAGTGTCTCAACAGTTTCAAACACATATCCTCTTTACGCAAATAATTTCTATGTAAGAAATAGCCGTGATCAAGTGTTTAAATGTCTTTATGATAACAACGATGCTGTTTCTACTATAGAACCAACCATCGACATTGATGGTCAGTTACCAGAAAGCCCATTTATTCAAACTGGCGATGGTTATAAGTGGAAATACATGTACACTATTCCAGCAGGTTTAAAGCAAAAATTCTTTAATACTAACTGGATGCCTGTTCTTACAGATCAAGCTGTTGTGGCTGGAACTACGCAGGGCGCGATTGATATTATTGAAGTGCTTTGGGGTGGTTCAGGTCATATCGACGGCGGCAATTCTAACACTGCTCGTATCCTCGAGATTACTGGAGCAGATGGCGCGAACGCAAATCTTGTCGCAACTGTTTCTGATGGTGTGATCTCTGGAGTAACGATTCTCAACGGTGGCAATAATTATACTCTTGGAACGGTTACTGTTACAGATACGAATAAACTAGGTGCTGTGACTCTTCCTGGAACAGTGAACGTCACGGGAACTACGGTGTATGCAAATACCGCAAACAATCCATATTTTGTGGGTAATGTCTTTGTAAACGATATCGTCACAATTAATGGCGAGAGCAGAAATGTGGTTACTGTATCTACCACTCAACTCTCCCTAAATGCGGCTGTTAATACACCTACGAACACACAAATCGCAACGATCGTACGATCAAATGCTGCTTTTAATATTCAGTTCTCTCCATCCTCTGGTGGGCATGGATCTAATCCTCCAGAAGAACTCGGCGCTCACACTATTATGATCTCAACAGAGTTGGTTCAAACTGAGAACGAGACGATTCCTGTAAGCCAGGTTGCTCAATTATTTGACTTCAATCAGGTCTCGATTATTCAAGATCCACTGTATCAATATGCTAATAATACAACTTATTATGCAAATGGTAACAATCTTCGCGCGACGACAAGACTATTCGTTTCTGACCCTGGAACATCTAATTTCGTCCAAGACGAAACTGTATTTGTTGGTTCTACGGTAGACGATGCAAATACAACAGGGGTTGCGAACGTCGCTCACTGGGATCCGAACGATAACTATCTGTATATAAATAATATCACTGGTGTGTTTAATGTGCAGGATCCAGTTAAGGGGTTATCTTCAGGGGTAACAGTTCCTATTTTAGAGATCGCAAATTCTGAGATTAAGCCATTTAGTGGAACAATGTTGTATACAGAAAACCGTAAAAACGTTGTTCGATTAGACAATCAAATAGATCAGATTAAGATCGTTCTATCATTCTAGGTAAAAAGACATGGAATTTAATATTGATCCATATTATGATGATTTTGAGGATAATGCGAAAAATAATAATTACATGCGCATTCTCTTCAAGCCAGGAAAAGCAGTCCAGGCTCGTGAATTAACTCAAATTCAATCTATTCTGCAGAATCAGATTAAGCAATTTGGCGACCATGTTTTCCAGGATGGCTCCCCAGTTATCGGTGGCAATCTAACTCTCGACAATAAAGTTCGTCACGTTAAACTTCTTGAATCTTACAATAACGTTGATATTGAAATCGATGATTTTGATCGCAAGGTTGTTCGCAATACATCAGGTTCTGTGCAAGCAAAAGTTCTAGCAACTTACTTCCCAACGGATGGTGTCCCTACTCTTATCGTAAAATACCTCACTGGACTTGAGTTCCAAGATGGCGACGTAATTAAAATTGCTGGAACTACAACTCAAGCCCAATTAATTGCATCCAATGCTAGTGGACAAGCAACTGTTGTTTCTATCAACGATGGTGTTTTCTACGTTGATGGATTCTTTGTTCAGGTTTCTGATCAAACCGTTGTTGCTCAGGCTTATGGCGTAAATGCAAACGTAAAAGTTGGTCTTGAAATTACTGATACAATCGTAGACAGCGAAATCGATACCACACTTCTAGATCCAGCTCAAGGATCATTTAACTATCAAGCTCCAGGTGGCGATCGATATCAGTTCAATTTAACGCTCTCAACTCGCCCTCTTGATTCTGTAGTTGATGAGGCTCAATTCTTTGAATTGATGCGTCTTGAAAATGGTATTATCACCAAACAAGTCAAGTACCCAGTTTACGCTGAACTCGAAAAAACTCTTGCTCGCCGCACATTCGATGAATCTGGCGACTATACAGTTCGTCCATTCCGTGCAACAGTTCTAGATGGAACTGACGCAAATAACTATACTCTTGCCATTGAGCCAGGTAAGGCATACGTCAAAGGCTTTGAATTTGAAACGCTCGGCACAATCAAGATTGATGTTGAAAAGCCAAGAAGTGCAGCAGACGTAAAACAATTATCAGATATTGATGTTGATACATCATCAGGAAATTACTTGTATGTAACGTCTGTGGTATCACCTGGACAGGGCAATGCGTTTATCAACATTGCATCATTCGAAAAATTAGATATTCACTGCGGACTATCATCACAAATCAACGTTGGTTTAGGTGGTTCTGCTGCAAATGGTTTCATTTATCAAAATACTAAGATTGGTACAGCAAGAGTTCGTGACTTTATTCGTGATGATAATAGCACTGAATCTATTGTTGATGGAAATGGTGTTTATAGAATTTATCTAACCGATGTAAACATTACTCCAAAAGTTCTAAAGGCTTCTGGAACTCATACATCAACAACTCTAAACGTGGCTTCTGGTCAGTTTATGCCACGCACTAATGGATTGTACACTAACGTTTCAATAACCATTCTTCCAATTAGATTAGATGCTGTTGAGAATGTTTATGCAACCGCTCTTGGAAATACTTTTACAGTCAACGCTAATAACAACGGCACATTTGCTGGTAAGGTAAATGTTGGTGACATTGTTCGAGTTGGAGACTTTGCTAAAGAAGTTACTGCTGTTGCCACAGGTAATTTGACAGTTAACTCAGCGTTCGCATATACTATGGCGAACTCATCATCAAACCCTGTTGTTGTGTATAAACAGACAGAATATTCTCAAAATGTTAGCGAACAAACACGCACCATCGCAAATTCTTGGTGGCAAGCAAACTATGCCACACTTGAAGTAGATCGTGCATTTGATAATGATGGTGTCCCAGATAATAATACAGTCTTTCAATTAAACTTTGGCGTTGATGACGCAAAATGTTTAGTTTCTGGCGTTGCAGTAGCAAACTCATTGCTTGCGAACGTAAACGTGGCAATGAATATTGCTCTTGATTCTAAGTTGATCACTGGCGATACTTATCTCTCAGATCCTCAAGATAAAATCTTTATATATCAGCTTCCTGGCTCATTCGTAAGAAGAACCTCAATTAATAATGCTGATTACGAATATGATAAGATGGTGATGAACAAGACAGTTTCTGGTACTCCAGGTGTCTTCGTTATTGGATCTGGTACTCTTGCAGCTGCAGAATCTATTCCATGGTCTGGCACAACGAGTTCAATTAGAGATAATCTAGTTGTTTATGTTCGAGACAAGGGTGCTTCCTCAACACCAAACGGATCATTGCTCAATCTAACCTCAGCAAACGTAACCGTCACATCAAGTCAGATTACGATCGATACTGGCGACGCTGCGCTTCAGGCAATTGATGCTGTTGTTCGTGTTAAATTGAATGATACAGAAGATCTAATTCGCACAAAAACGTACTATGCTGATTCGTCATTCAGCGCTGATCCGTTTACATATCCAACATCAAACGCAACAGCAAATGTTGAAGTGTCGTTAACTAACCTCGGACATGTTGCATCGCTTAATCTTGCAAACGGTTTGATTTGGCTCTCAAATCCATCGTTCAATGCTGTACGTCCTGGAGATTCAATTTCTTTATTCCTTCCAGACGTTGTGAAGGTCAACAAAGTTCTAATGGGTAATACAACACATTATCCTGATTCGAATAATGTTGAAGATATTACAGAAAGATTTGTATTTGATTACGGTCAACGCGATGACAAGTATGATCACGCAAGAATTATTCTAAAACAGGGTTATGGTTCTCCTTCTGGAAAACTGCTTGTCCACGTTGACTTCTATCATCATATCTTCTCAACTGTTAATAAACTATCTTTCTTTGGTCCATCATCATACAGTCAAGAGCAATATGACGACAACTTAATTCCTGTATATGCTGCACAAATAAATGGCGGAATATACAATCTCCGTGATTGTTTGGACTTCCGTCCATCAAGACCAATCGGAGATGTTTCGGATAGTTTTAATGTTCCAAATATTCCAAACCCAGATTCAACTACTGAGTTATCATTTGACTATTACATGGCAAGAATTGATAAACTCGTGTTGTCGAAAGATAAAGAATTCAGAATTATTAAAGGTAAGTCAGGTGTAGTCCCATCAGTCCCACGAGATGATGATGATGCAATGACTCTATACACATTGCGCTTACCACCATATGTTAATGACGTTCAAGCCATTCGTATGGAGTATAATGAAAATCGCCGCTTTACGATGAAAGACATCTCAAGTCTTGATAAGCGTATTGAAAAACTTGAGTTTTTTGTTTCGTTAAACAACGTAGAAAAACTCGCAATGTCTGATAAAACAAGTTACGAAGATAATACTGAAAAAGAAAAGTATGGTATTGTTGGTGAGAATTTTCAAAACTTCTCGATTGCAGACTTTAAAGATCCAGCATTTAGTTGTGGATTAGATCGAGGGTTCTTAATACCAAGAACAGAAACAAAGGCATTGTCATTCGCAAATAAATTTTTATCAAATGCAAAACTTAATAAAAAGACAATATCACTAAACTTTACAGAAACACCTGCAATCTCTCAAAATCTTGCTTCTGATAAGGCAGTGTCTGTACAACCATTCCTATTCGGTCAGTTTAATGGTATTGTTGAGATGTATCCAGAAACTGATTTCTGGGTTGAGAATAAACTCAAGCCAGAAGTAATTACAGTTCCTGAGCGTATTATTGTTGAGCATACAACAGTTTATAAAGAAACAGTTATTGAAAGACAACCTCAAATCACGATTGAACAGATTTTCCCAACGAGAAATGTTGAGACTATTATCATTCGTGAACCTGCAGTTGTTCCAATTCCATCTACGCCTGATGTGGTTATTGTGGATAATCCTCCACCACCAATTATTGTTCAACCAGATGTGCCAGTTGAACCACCTCCACCTCCTCCACCACCAGAGCCACCACCTCTGCCGTGGGAACCACCACCTCCTCCTCCAGAGCCACCAACTCCTATCGATTTGGGTAGCCCACCTGATCCAATCTGGATTCCATATGACCCACCACCAGTACCACCTGATCCTGAACCAGTGGTTGTCACTCAACCAATTGCAGCTGGCGGTGGTGGATGCGTTGTGCTCGAGAGTTTCATTCCACTTGTTGAATCAACAATTGTCA